TTGAACTCCTATGGGGTATTTCTTTCTTACCATTCAAATTCTAATCTTTTTGATTCAGATTCAAAATCTAGATCCCTAGCAGCATCTAAAGATATCAAACTAGGAACTTGCTCTAAGATAAATTGATCTAATTTAAACTTGAGATCCTTTAGCTTATGACCATCAGAATAAATACTATAATCATAATCGAAGCAGTCACGCGCATCTAAATATCTTTTAGCTTGAGCTAGCTCATCAAGATATTTATCTCGTCTTACTTTAGCCGCATAAATCATTGCATTAATTTTTTCAGATTCATCTAATGAATCAAAATCATTATCAACACTAGGTCTAAATGTAATTTGCCCATCTCTATCTACAACTTGAATATAGCCAACTTCGATATCTTCTGCATCAGTTACATCAAGCCATACAGTATCTTCAGAAAAGTGCTCTCTTAGATCACTTAAAGATGCAAAGGAGTCAATAATATAGATTACTTCACCATGGAAGATTTGTGCATATTTTCTCATAAGATTCTCCTTAAATTGTTTGAGTTAGTAATATATTATTCCAGTTAGCCTTGTCTCTAATTTTGATTATAGCATGGACTGGTTTAGATCTACGATAATTCACGCACTTAATATATTCTTGTAATTCACCTAAAGCATTTCTATCTAGTGAATTAGTATTAAATGTTATAGCGCATTCATTAGTAGGAACTGGTGTAGTTCTAGGTTTAGATTTTAAAGATTCATCAGTATAATCCCGATTTGGGTAGAATGAAATATCGTAATGTGAGTATACAGGGGCCCATTTAAGCTTACATTTTTCATCATACAATACTACATATTTAGTAGTATTAACTCTATAAAGAGTTATTACAATTTTATTTTGACCATTAGAAATTACTATAAGGATTTTCTTTCCTTTACTTGTAAAATTGTCAAAATCAATACGTTCCTGTTCATCGTTGTTGTTAACGATAAAAATAGACGTTATATTTTTGTTTATATTATCGGCAACTGTAAACGTAGATATAAATTTTACATTATCTATATTGGCAATTTCCTTTTTAAGTTCGGCATTATTAGCTGGGGTACCTTGATCATCTTTATATTGTTGATAAAATATTTTTATATTAACAGGATATTGTCTATCATAATAAATTACACTATCATGAATTGTATGATAATTATCTGGCCCATCAGAAAGATATAAGCCAACATTATTTTTTTGATACTCATTTGGATTATACATACAAGAGCATGCCGCACCATAAACGTTACTTAGAGTATTTACAATATTTTCATATGTAGAATTTGATGTTAATTCAAAATTCTTATTAATACCATAAACTTCAGCATGATATTTATCTTCAAATCCTGGTACTAGTGGTCCTAAAAGTTTAACATCTGTAGCTTTTTCTGAAAGAATAAATCTAACGTTTGTTTCTGTATCGATTGTACGAGGACCTGGTATCAGTCTATTAAATTTCATATTAAATATATTAGATTTGACCATTGGGGAAATTGATGATGCAGTTACTTTTGTTACACTATCAATGAACTTATTTGATTGGAGCAATTTCAAATCATAACCCATAGTCATGTTTTTCATACCCATATCATCATTTGTAATATCAGTGATAGGTTCAGTATATTCAAAATCTAATTTCGCATCTGTAATAATTTTACCATGATTATTATATTTACCACTTAGCTTATAAACTAAATCTGGGTTATTTTCTTGATCACTAGGGAATATTGCATTCTTAAATACATTTAGATTTTTCACATTTGTATCGGTAGCAAATGTATTATATTTACTTACTAATTTTTGTGTAAAATTAATATCACTAAATGTAGTTTCACTAAAGATCGATGCCATTTTGTCAGTAAAGTAGAATCTTGCTACTTTTTCATTATTGAGAGGATGATTTAATGTAGTTTTAGCATACATTAATGAACCATTTGCAAGATTACTATAATCAATAGTATCATTTATTACTTGTATTGATGTATTATAATACATTGCATACATATTTAATTTGCCGGTATGATTACCAAAATTAATTAGCATTTCTTCTGTATTTAATTTCTTACATGAATAGAATAACATAGAGAAATTAGTACTATCTGTAGATTTTTCTACTAATTTAGAGAAATTTTTAGTAGTATGAGTTAGATTTAAACAGTTAGCAAATACATTATTGAATGCTAGATTTTTATAATTTCTATCATTCCTAATTTCATGCATACTTAAATCTTTAATATTTTGAGCATTATTAAATGCAGTAGATAATGCATTTGTATTACTTATAGAGTTTGAGATACAAGTTTCTGGAATAGCAGGATCTGCAATAAAATCACCTTTAAAATCTTTAAGGAAATTAGATAAATCTAATGCAGTCTGATGATTAAATAAGACCTTTAGATCCCCATCTGGATTGATGATGCTTAGATTTAGATCACCATTTATGCTACGTAAATCTAATACTGTTAATTTAGATTTACTCTTAATATTATATATAGATCTTAAATTCTTAGATTTATTAAAATTAATATAGAATAAATCATTATTTCTTATTAGATTTGAGGATGAGTATTGAATATCATAATCACTAATATTACTTAAAGAGTATAAGTATTTAGCGGAATCGCTTTCCATAATTCTAATAAAATTATTAAAATTATTAATAGGATTCGAATTATAAAAAGCTGATAATGATATATATTTAGTGTATAAAGGATTATATCTAACTGGAGTTATATCATGAAGATTATATATCATAGAAGGATATATAATATCATTATTTAAATCCAATAAGTAGCTACTTTCTGTCGGATAAAAATTGGAGAAAATTGCATCTTCTGATGTGTCTGCTATTATAGGATTAAATCTATTTATCTTTGTTGCATTACCATTCGTCCTATTTAATATTTGAGCGGTCGTATACTTCGGAGACATCTTAGATTTATTACCAGATATAACTTCACGGCAAATTTGGCTGTTAATTGAATCATAGAAAGGTAATTTATCTTTAGATATAGCAGCATATGAATTATATGTATTATTTAAACTATATTTAAGATTATTTAAATATTGATCATCACTAGCATTATATAAAGCATTTGATGTGAAATTAATTTTAATAATAGCAAACCCATTGGCTTCGATATCTTTAAAATAATCGTTGGCATCCAATCCTATTTTATTATTATAAATTTTACCATGTTCACCAATACTTAGACGTATAGCTTTACAACCTTTTACATTGACTATACCTTTTACAACTTCAGATGGAGTACCAGTAATACAACCAGCACTAAATGGATTGAATTTATAGAAGGTATCATCATTTGTGAAATCATATTTGTCATTTGTTTCATTGAACAAAGTTTGAAGTTGACCAAAGTAGAAAGAGTAATCTAATTTAAGATTACTACCCACATTGAATTCGCATTTTAAAGTGTCTTGATCAAAATATTTACTAAGATTATTATTACTAGTATTAACTCCATTAAATTTAATACGTTTTCCACCAATAGCATCAGTATTGAAAGACTTCTTAGAGATATTCTTATAGAATAAATTGATAAATCCATCAGTTCTTGGATTGGAGTTTATATTTGTTTTAGCTAATGCTTTTAGTTTGGATACTACTCCAGAGTTATCACTATAATAATATATTTCATTACCATTTATAGAACCAGTATCTACTGAGTTTGTGAATAATTTATTGAAGAATTCAGATTCATTATTTGCATTTAACCCAAATTCATTAAATGTATAATTTTCAGTATAATTGGAATTTATTGATTTTGGTAATTGAGGGATTTGACCAATATCATCATTACTTAATTTAAATCCACTTGTATGCTTGGACAAAAATTTACCTGGGAATATAGTTTCGTTTTCTATTAACCCTTTAAAATAGTTTGCAGAGTTTGTGCCGATAGCGGAAAGAATAGATTTTTGATCAGTATTTTCTGATTTACTATAACTTAAAAGAGTTTTTATATATGGCCCCATTTTGTTGTAAACAGTACAGCCTTTATTTGTACGTAAAGGTATAAAATAATTTATATCTTTATCAGTGATTCCCAATCTATTCTTAATTAGGGATTCGTATTCGTTGCCTATATTTATAGGAAGTTCTTTACCAGTATCTTCAGATACAGAACTATTTTTACTAACACTACGACCAATAAGTTTATTAATAATACCAGGTCGATAATTAGAATTAGCAGTATTTTTAAATTCTAAAACTTCTTTATCGAAATTTACTTTATTAGAATCAAATAATAAATTATTAGTAGTTTTAGATGTTGGAGTAGATAGATTAGCGGAATATATCTCTAATATTCCACCTTTAGCAGTGGCAACTTCTTTCACAGAGTCATCAGCATTCACTACTGATAATTTAGTTGCAGATCCGGATAAAATGGATCCACCATTAACCCCATTAGGATATATTTTATTAATATCTTTTACGAATTTATTATAATCAGTGGCATTTATTTTAGCATCATTTTCACTATAATAAATATGATTATTAAATATTGCCATACCAGATCCAGCACCAATCAATGTATATTCCACACTGATAGCATCTGGAGGTAATACGATATCGTTATCACCAATATCACATAAGAAGTATTTACTATAATATCTAGTAGTAACCTCTTTAAGTGCGGCCATAACTGTACCATTAATATTAAATCTTTTTTTAGCAGAAGCTTGAGGGTCAGTTACTTCACCAATACCATAATATGCTTTCCCAATATTAGGTATTTCAAATGCTTTACCGAGACCATTTACTTCTTCTAAAGTAGTATATAAAGTCAGATATTCTTTATTTCCATCAGGACTTTCTATAACACGTTTTATATTAAGCTTTGCCATATTAAGTCTCCATTAAATATTTAAAGATAGTACTATACGAGATAGTACTATCTTTAACTGTTTTATTCAAAGTATTCTTTATATCCATTAGGCCATTCTAATTGACCTTTTTCATTATATTTTACTATCTTATTAGCAGCATTACCAACGTCAGTTAATTTAACAAATTGACTTGCGTTTAAATTACCAAGAGAATCAGCATTACCACCATTTGCTCTTGCAGTAATAGTAATATCTCTAGTGCCGTCAAATTTAACACCATTAATATTTACTGGAGTTTTTAATTTAGCTGCTGGTACTTCGATATCAGACGTGCCATTATATGCAACTCCATTAATTTTACCAGTTAATTTAACTAATGGGGATAGACCGAGAAGAGAACGATAATGATCTCTAATTGCGTACACCCAATCTGGAATATCAGTTACATTATTAAATGTAAGACTTCTAGTTCCATCGTCTAAACGATCAATACATCCATATGGATAGAAGAAATTATTTTCTGTGTTGCCAAGAGCTAATATATTATATTGACCATTAAATACCGAACCAGCATCGATCAATAAATTAGTAGCAGAATCAAAATCTTTACTATTTACATCAGTAAATCTAAAGTTAATAGATCCATTACTTAGATCATATACTTTGATTGCGGTTTTATTTCTTAAATCAAATACTTTCACATTACCAGTTTTATCACCAATACAAATGCAATCAGTTAATACTGGATAGTATGCAAAAGTAGATGCATTAGAATTACCATAGAATCGTTTCATATTAAAATTAGTAGCAATGAAAGATTTACTCATTCCATTAATGGAAATAGAGTTATAATTCATTATTGGTCTAATTCTAATTAGATCCCCTTCGGATTCATTAAATCCTGCAGGAGTAGATACAACTAAATTAGTCTTTAATTGAGATACATCAGGAATATTAATACCTGTAGAAGTTTTATTGATTACTGAGAATTTTACAATCTTAGCAGTAAATACATCAATATTATTTATAGAAAGACTAAATTTGTCTCCGGTATTTTGAACTTTAAATCTAAATCCAATAAGTCTACTAGATATATAGCTATCAGCTTGATCTACATATGTAGCTCCACGATCGGCAGTTAGATATAGTGTCATATTTACTGGACAATAGTTAATCAATAATTCTAACTTAATAGCAGATATACTGAATGTATTCTTATTATTTAGAATCATTGATAGATTTTTAATATTAGGATATTCCATATCAGCTAATACAATAAGCTCTTGGTATCCTTTACTCTTTAGATATTCATCGGAGGTTAATCCATTTAATCTTTCAGAGTTGTATGCAGTATTTTTCTTCATTAGCTCGATTACTGCTTCATTAATACCAGACAATTCTGATAAACTATGAGAGTGACCAGCTTTAGAAACTTCTTTACCGCCAGAGGTTATACTACCAACAACCTCTAAGCGGTCTCTGACATTCGTGTCTCTTAATTTTGCCATCTATATAACCTCTATTTATTTTCACACCCACCGCAGTCGTCATAACTTTTCCGTACTTGGTATTTATACGTGCCATTTTTCTTAGGATATTTAACGTATAGGTAATAATCCTTTTTATATCTTTGATATTGTGATTCATCTGAATCTATTAGATAATCAGTATCGTAATCTACAAATACATATTTATCATAGTTATTATCTGATTGAATATGCTTAGGCATATTTCTATAATAATTATGAGCGCCATTTCTATCAACTTCTAGATGGTCTATTACTTTATTTGGATCTAACCAATTGTCGATGTCTACTGGTAATACATAAGATAACCATCTAGATGAATAATATGGCTTATAATATTTAGGCCATTTATTAGAGTTCTTTTGAGCAAGATTATAATGATATCGTTCCAAATTGTAATTATTAATACGTCGTTCTAATTCTTCACTTACTACACCAAATATATGAGTATATGGTAGCCCAGAATATGAATCAAAAACTCTACCACTACGATAAAGACTCTCTTGTTCTAAAGGCGAGTTTACACGTACTATTTTCATAAATCCTTTAGGATCAGGATCTGGTCTAGAAGAATAATATCTGCCAGGCCATGCATAATAGAATCCTTCAATCCCAATATTAGGAGGATAAATATTAGCACCATTCATATCAGGTGCTTGAGCTGCAATTTCACAACCTATTTGACAACCAACTTGACATGGTTTAATACAATAACCATTAGTATCAAAAGATTGATTCCATATTTTATTAAGATGCTTGCTAATAGTATTGATATTATTTTCAATTAATTTGAAAGTTTCAATACTAGCTTTACTACCATAAGTTAATTCTGGAATGTCTGTATATAAGTTTGCAGGAAGATGTCCAAGACTTTCCTTAATTTTATTAGCATATAATACTAATACATTCATATTATCAACTGTCAACTTCTGACCTCGTTTAGAAGGAGTTACAGTTCTATTCTTTGTATCGTTATGCCAATTTCTATTATCGCCATCGATATGCTTTTCTTGATAATATCTATCATAATGCTCATCTGGATTTTCCCAAACATGATTGATATCATTAAGTTCATTTTTTAATCTATATATTACATCTACGAGATTATTAGCTTGAGTTGCAAATTCATCTCCGATCTTAACTCCTTCAGTTACATAAGGAGGATCATTATATTTATATTTACCACGATCAGGCATATTTAACTCCTTTCACGCTATTTAATTACTGAAATGTTATGCCCATAGGCTATGATCGCCTATGGGCTAATTCCATTATTTAAGGGCATTCTGGATATATTTAACTACGTCATAATATATTTCATTCATCTGACAGAATGCATTTTTCTGACCAAATTCAGTACGTTCATCGGCTATCATATATAAATAGCATTCACCATTGCATATATTACCTTTACAGCGACAAAAATCACATTTTCTTGCATACTTAGATTCTAATTGATATTTTATACAATCATATTTTAGTTCTGGATTTAGATTGTCTTCTAAAATATTACCATAATTCATATTCCAATCTGTTTCAGTGAAATATGAATCTGGACATGCTACGACATCTCCATTCCAATTAATTACTACAGAACTATTAGACCCGAAGTAACAGCACTTTGTGCATTCATCATGTTTAGTTAGATCCAAATCTAAGAATCTACTTAATACTCCACCAAAATTAAATTCAGTATCTGTATTTAAATTCTCTAAATAATAATCAGCTATCTTATACCACTGAGCTTCTAGATCAAGATACTTTAATATATGTAAAATATTAGTATCTAGTTGTGGTATTATACGTTTAGCATTAAATCTCTGATGAATAAATTTTACATTTTCGAATAGATTATCAATATCGTCGAATGATATAGTCATTCTGGCTTCAAATGGAATATTATTAGCATTTAATTTATCTAATGCATCTGCAACTTTATCAAATGAATTACTACGATTTCTATCATGAGTAATCTTAGCACCATCTATTGACGCAGTTATAAAAGTATCAGCATTCTTCCAGTAATCAACTATTTCATCAGTTAATAAAGTTAGATTACTAGTTGCCCCAGTTTTATATGATAGATTATTTTTATTCAAATAATCATAAATAGTTTTCATGGCTTCCCAGCCAATTAAAGGTTCTCCTCCAAAGAAGGATACTTTAAATGGATATTCAGGATCGCCGGTATCTCTATATATTTTCTTAATGATTCCTAAAGCTGTTTCAGAAGTCATTATATTATTAGATTTATTACTCTCGAAGCAATATTTGCAAGATAAATTACACATGTCAGTTGTAATTAGAATTGCATTATTACATTCAGGATATAAATGTTTAAATTTCATTATAAATACCTCATTATCGAGATGTTTATATCCCAGTAGATGATTAACACCTACTGGGAATATAACCATAGTTTGAAGAATTTACTTCTTTTTCAAAACTAACTTAAGAATGAAATTAATTCCTTTTAAAACGTATACAACAGGAATTGCCGCAGGAAATAAAAGGAAAAATTTTTTCCTAAGCTGTCGTCTCTTGACGATAGTTTCCGTACTCATTCTTATGAGATCTCCTTTGTATAAAAAATAAAAACTTCTCATACACTTTGGCTCTCAATCATGTGTTCCAGTTTTCTGCGTACGTAAAATTCCGTTTAATTTGATCTTCATCAAATACATAATTTTTATATACATCTTCAAAGACTTTCTTTTCTATATGTCTCATAGCACACTGTTGTCTCATTTTATTCTGTAAATTATTCTTATAGAATTTACTTACCGCTGGACATTCAAAGCAATGGAAGCATTTACACCCATCTTCTTCTGCTACACTACACATTGGAGTTTGATTATATTCTTTAGTGAATTTATCTATCACTTCAGGATATAATCCGGTGAATACATCCCCTATTTTTAAAGTCTGATTAGAATAGAATGCATCATCAGAAAAATATCCACATGGATAAAGAGAACCATCAATACCGACATGTAAGAAATGACCAAGATGTCTACAACTAATAGATCTTAGTCTTTCCTTTTCTGTCATATTATTAGTATACAACATTGTGTCTACATTTGCAACTATTTTATCTCTATTTTCTTCTAAAGCATTCTCTTCAAAGATATAATATAATTGCTCTTCAAACTTCTTAAGAAAATCTGGATCTTTATAATAATCACAGTCAGATAGTGGATAGTATTCCCACTTATAACAGCCATTATCTAAAGCAAACTTATATGCATCATATAAATTATCTATTGTATCAGGTGTGCATGCAGTCCTAACAAGCACCTTATCGTTATAGTCAGATTTGCCTAAAGTGGTTATAGTTCTATTGAAGTAGTCATCATTAAATACATCAATATTCTTCGGTTTACGAGATTTAGATGCACTATATATACCGTCCCAGGATATCTTACAACCCCATGGATTTAATATTCCATCATTCCATAAATCTATTAAACCATTTATATTAGATCCATTTGATATTGTAGTCATTTGGATATTAGTTTCTTTATATCGTTCAATCTTTTTAAATTTTTTATAGTCTTGTCTAATCTTATCGCAATGAAGACTAGACTCACCACCAGTAACTTTAATTTCAAAGTCGTCAGCTAATGGTAAAGTTATAAGTAACTTTATCAATTCATTAAAATATGTAAATCCTCTAGTACGTTCTTTAACATCATGCTTTTGAAAACAATAAACACAATCTAAATTACAATACTCGGATACTTTATATACTATAGCATCAAATCGTTCAAACATTTGATACCTCCATAGAAAATATAATGGTAATACTCATAAAGAGTATTACCATTAAGTTATCACCCAAATATTGATTTATAAACTTCGAGTTCAGCATGTCTTATATTACATTGCTGATATAGTCTATCTTGGTAATTTTTGGATATAGCTTTATGGGAACAGCAGTCTTCACAAAGAATATTATTACATGTAGCACAATCTAAATTAGATCTATCTAATGTAATATTTTTAAACTTTTTAAAGACTTCTGGAATTCTTCTCCATTCAGTTATATCTACAGAAATATCCTCTAATCCTAGCTTAGGGTTTAGTGAAGTAGAGCATACTGATATTCTGCCATTTGTATCTATAGAAAGAGTCTTGCCAGCTACACAAGATGTAGTCGGAGCCACTCTGGTTTTATATTTATGAATATTATATAAACAATCTCCTTTATCTTTAAAGAAAGTCAATAGTTTATATACTTCCTCTTTGAAGAGTTTTATATATTCAGGATCTCTATATCCTTGCCAATCATCTACTAAATAGTATTCTAAGTTTTTATACCCTAGTTTATATAGATTGATGATTGTATTAGATAGATCTCGTATGTTTTCATGAGCTGCACTTCTGACTATAACTTCATCAGCACAGTTTATTTTAGCTAAAGATTTTAAAGTTTCTAATGTAGAATCAGAATCATTTTTATATAATCTAGATGAATTCTCTCCATCATAAGAAATACTCAATGTGATATTTCTGCCAAACATCTTATTCATAAAATCTTTTATATTCTCATATGATGTACCATTAGAGAAGCATCTATATTCAATATCAATAGCTCTATATCTATTAATCTTATCTATCTTTTTGATAGCATTATATAAAGTTGGCATTCTAGTACTGGTAAATAACTCACCAGTACTAAAATTTATTGTCAATCTATCATTATCTATATTTATATATTTGAGCATCTCTATTAGATCATTCCATCTAGTAAATGTAGATGTATCACTATTAGTATTAAACCCACCTATAAGATAACAATATTTACATGCCATATTACATAAACGATTTATATGTAAATCAATAGTATTTAACTTAAAGTCATCTACTGATTGTATGTCATAACTAGGACAAGAATACATCTTCTTTTCCTCTGATGTTGTAGTACCAGTTTTTATATACAGTTAAAGCAACTTCATTATTTGCAAACCATTGATCTATATGATTAGTCAAACGATTGAAAGAATCTGTAGTTGCTTGGTTAGAGAACTTAGTACCACTATAAGATTTTCTTAGAATAAATTCTTGATCTTGAGGATTTAGATTTCTAAGATATGGATCTCCAGACTTACATAAAACTTGAGTGCTTAATTTTACATATCTACGTAAAATACCACAGAAGTTTGGAGCCATAACTTTATCATAAATTACAAGAGTCTTGAATAATTTTTGTGGTTCAGAAAGAGCATTATCAATCCATTCTAGAATTTCATAATAATATTTAGTGGTCTCTTCCCAATTACGAACAGCAAATGCTAATTCAAATTTCTTATCAAGAATACCAAGCTCATTGATAGAAGTTCCTTTGAAGTCGCCATCTAAGATGTCTTCTGGGACGCTAATATTAGGAAGTTGTTTATAGATTAGCTTATCATTATCAACGAAGTTATATGCATTTGTTAAAGTATGATCAAAGATTTCAATGAATACATATTTTAACAAGTCTTGATCTTTAATGATCAATTTATATTCTTCATATAATGAAGTTAAAAGATTAAATACTTTAGTTAAGTAAGTTTCATCTTTAGGAGCTTCATTAATAGCATAATCTTCAACTTTAGAGTTGATATATTTCAAATGAATATATGTAGAGAATTGATATTTTGTTTTCAAATCTTGAGCTTCATATAATTCATGATATTGTTTTTGATAAGTATTGAATGTATAGTCTTGATAAGATGTATTAATCAAGTATGATAATATATAAAGAACTGTTTCTGTATCATATTCAGATCTATGATCATAATAATACAAAAGATCATTTTTTGTCATATCATTATCAAGAGTAATCTTCATTTGAAGTTCATATTCTGGACAATACTTTTTAACTAACGCATATAAAGTATCATTATATTGCTTATAGATGAAATCATCTTCTTTGATATTATTATCAAACATGACTACATCTAGCAATGTACCAGATTTACTAAATCTATCTTTAGCAAGCTTATCTATTTCAATAAAGCTTGGATCATCTTTTATTTTAGCGTAAATACGCTCAGGAACGTAGTTAATCATCAGTAAACCATCTCCTTATGATATTCGGATTGGTAAGCCTTATATCGTTTAATTATTTCATACAATCTTTCTTTATCAGATCTAGATAAAGTGGATAGCCATTGTTTAATGGTCTTGTAGTATACTTCCATCATGATACATGTAGATTCTAAGAAGTTGGATTCCCAATCTTCACCAAATTCTAAGAATCGCTCATATCTACAACCACCATCACACATGCAACGATATTCGCATACATCACATTTAGGATTTTTACATGGTTTTTGTAGAAGTTCTTCCCCAAACTTTGTTTCTTCTTGAGATAAAGCAGTACAATAAGATTGCCATCCACTTGGAGTTATAACCTTGTACTTGCCAGCATCACAAGAACCAAAGTAATTATCATTTTGAAGTACAGCAATAATTCTATTAAGATGATCCATATACATTTTATCTAATGTAAAGGTCTTAATATATTGCTCTCTAAAAGTTTCTAGGAAATTACCAGTATATAATGAACGATGAGCAACAACGAATTCTCCAGAAACTCCATATTTTTGGAATTCTAAGAATTGTTTATGGATCTCTTCCATTAGATGGACATTTTCATTTCCTATAACACATTTGATATCGAATTTTAAACCTCGATCTATAGCATACCAAATATTTTCATATACATTAGATGCAATAGATTTACCACAGGTATCAACACGATTTTTATCAGCAAATCCATCCCAAGAGAGTTGGATTTCATTCATTGGATATTTTTCATTTAGATCAATAAATTCTTTGAAGTTTACTACAGTTGAAGTTACAATTTGGAACTTCAATTTACCATAGTATTTCTCCATAGTCTTTTCAATTAGATCTAAGCAAAGAAGAGGTTCGCCACCAAAGAATAATATCCTTGATGGCTTTTCTTCTTGAATAATTTTATCTATCTGATCAAATGTCATAGTGGCAGGATTATCTCTGCCTTTGATATAACAATATTCACACCGATTAGGGCATGCCTCGGTTAGCATTAGATAAATTTCTTTATACATTATTCATCTTCACTTTTATTTAATGCAGCTAATTCTTCTTCACTTAAATCATCAGTAGCAATTGGATGATCTTTAGGAACTGGATTTAAATCTGGACTTGCTTCTGTATTAACAGCAGGAGTTTCAGATTCAGTAGTTTCACTTAATCTATTCAATTCTCGATGATCTAAGTTAAACCCATCTGGTAATTTAGGTACAATTGGTGCACCAGGCGTTTCTTCTGTATGATTATTATCTTCAGTGAATGTACCAGGGGTTGCAGTATTTGTATTTTCTGGGTGTTCAGTAGAATCATAATCTGCGGTGGCACCAGCTTTATTTTTATCTTCTGTTTCCTTAATTGCAGTTGCTTCATCTACACCATCTACAATTATACGTTTACAACGCTTAAGCATAGATTCATTTTTAGCTAAATCATCTAGCTTAGCCTTGGAGTTAGCAAACCAAGTATCTACATAATTCTTAAATTTATCTAATAATAATTTATTAGCATAAGTATCATATAAAGTATATTCTAAGTTTGGATTAGTAATAAAATCTTCATCAGATTGAATTACATTTCTAAATTCCATATTGAAGATTGGATATAAATTTTGGATATAATAGAATCGTCTCATAGAAATAATAAATCCAGTGATATTATTCTTATTATAGTATCTCAATCCATCAAAGAATTTTTCTTTATCAAATAATGCGTTATCAATATATTGATATTGCTTATAAACCCATTTAAAGAAGTTCTTATAATCAGAAAGATCAAAGTATAATTCATATAGGCGTTCCATAGTCCAAATTACACCAATAGAGTTTTCTTTATTATCGAAATCTAAAGTAGCTGGGTCAATAAGTTTTTCAATCTTTGCTAAAGTTTTATATTTAACATCTCTATCCATTCTAGGAATAAGATATTGTAAGGCCGCACAACGTAATTCTAATCGTAGATTACGTAATGTATCTTTATCGTTAATATATTTATTGATAGCATCAAATTTAGTTTGCATGAATTTTTCATATTCATCAAACATATCCAAATCACCAGCAGTAGATAATTGGGTTGTACAGAATTTAATGCTTACAAAATTATAGTAAGCCAAATGAATATATTTAGGAAGTCCAGCTCTTACATCTTCAGCAACTTCTTCATACATTGCGCAGAATAAAGAGATTAAGATTTCATATTCATAAGCACTAGATAATTTATATGAAATATTCTTTTCTAATAATACAAATCTATCACGAAGATTCTTAACAGTATTTAACAATTCTGCTACGATATCGAAAGATTGTATTTTAGTATAAGTGAATAAATTATATAAATACATATCATCAGCTTTAAGCTTAGTTTCCAATTCAGCCATGAGATCTAAATATTCTTTAGAATTCATGATATCATAATAAGATTGGAGATCTGATTGAATAGTGGATGGATTATATTTTTTCTTAGCTAAGTCATTTATCCTAGTAACGATACCTATCTTCTTAGCAAAGTCAAATACTTCATCTAAGATATATATTTTCATTTACGACCATCCTCCACAGTTTTGATTATGGCATGTATTGTATTGACAGGATTGACAAGCAAGTTGACATGCAGCCTGACATGCAACTTGGCAAGACATTACACAATAGCCAGAACCATCGAAATATCTACCCCAATTATTATTTAGATAAGTATTAGTTTTTCTAATATTTTCTAAGATAATATTGAATTTTTCCATGGTTAATTTTTCATTTTCATTAAACTTAGGTAAATCTTTTAATCCAGCATCTGGATTGCCCATAATATTATGGACGTTATTAAGAAGACCCCAGTTAATTTCAATAAGTTTATTAAATCCATTAAGACTTAACTTATCACCATCTCTAGATAATTCATCAAAAGTACTTTTTCTAGCATCATAGAAAGAAGTATTTTGAGGATTCTTCTTTTGATAATAGCGATCAGTATGCTCATCTGGATTAGATGCCACATGGAGAATGTCGTCCATTTCAGCACATTGATATTTGATTACATCAATCATGTAATCAATCTGATTGAAGAAGTTTCTATTAACTTTCTTATCAGTATAGTTGTCTAATTGGGGATCAGCGTATTCCCATTTAGCACGTCTAGCCATTATTTACTTCCTCCTCATCTCCCTCAATTTGAATTCGTTTACCATTAATAGCCATTAAGATAGCCATCAATGTAGCTAATTGAGAGGAAAAATATTGGTTAAAGCTAGGGATTACATTTCCTTTGAAATTCAAATTATTATATAATTCTAAGAATCTATCTAATTTCAATCTAAAGGAGAAGTCTGTAACCTCACCATCTTTAATTTCAGTATCGAAATATTTCTTTAATTTTAAATTTTCAATAAGTACGTTTAACTTACGAGAACGAATATTCTCTGCGGTCAATAACTTATCTCTAAATTTCAATGCAGTTCTAATTAGAACTTTTTGAAGATTGCAATATCCAATAGTTGGAGTATAGAAATCTTTATTTTCAGTTAGATTTTGGAATGGACATCCAGACTTACAAATAAGCTTAGCTTCACAACCATTACAACGATCTAATTCAAATTTAGCTTGGAGTGCATTATCAGAAACTTTAGTTTCATCTACTCCAGTTCTAATATTACCAATCTTCATTTCTTTTAAGAAATCTAGATCAGTAGTTGGGAAATTGTGACAAGGATAAATATTCATATCCCAGTCTACACATAACCAATATTTATTACCAATATGACACATCTTTGTATCAGTTGTCTCTGGTTCTAATGCAGTACCAATGATATCATCAACGTGTTTAATATTGATATTTCTAATATTGTCTTTATCATTAAGAATATCTACGTAAAGATTTAAAACCTTTTCATAGTTTTCTTCATATTCTTTTAAAGATTGAGCATCCCACTCTAAGTCAGATGCCGCAATGGGGCAAATATTATTTACACCTAGATCTAAAAGCATTTTAACTCCATCGTACATATATTTTGCACTCTCAGGAGTTATTGTCATTCTAGCTTCAACTAAATGAGCTAGTCCTCGGTCAATCATTTTCTTGATGTTTCTGATTGCAATATCAAATGACCCATTACCGGCATGATCTACACGATGAGCATCATGTACTTCTTTAATGCCATCAATAGATGCTAAAATAAATACATCGTTATCATCAATATAGTCAAGCATTTCATCGGTTAGATGAGTCATATTTGTAGTAATACCAACCTGAGCATTGTAGTTCTTTTCATCAATATGATCAAGAATTGCTTTAACTACAGGCCAGTTTACCATTGGTTCACCACCAAATAAATTATACGTAAATCTTCCACTTGGAGTTGGAAGTTTGTTGTATGTCTTATCTACAATTTCAATTGCAGTTTCGACTGTCATATCTTTATTACCCTTTGATCTTTCAAAGCAGTAATCACAAGCTAAGTTACAACGATTTGTAATGATCATTGTAACAGAGTTTAATTCACTGTAAATTTCTTCAAAATTTTTCATTAAAATAAATCTCCTATATAGAAAAAATAAGAGCTCAATACATATTGAAATGTATTGAGCCCTGTATATTTTTCTATCTGATTGCAGAGCCTGTCATTTGCCAAGCATTGTTACAATAGCAGTACCACATTTTTTCGCCAGTGTGGAAGAATAATTCTTTATTATTTTCTGGATTAGAAGGATAAGAAGCATCGATTGTTACACGAATGCCATTTACCCGTAATGCATTATCTGCAGTCAAAGCATGTGTTGCTTCATCTGCACGAGTTGCATGATCAGCTTCATCAGCGTGGCCTGCACGGTCAGCACGTAAAGCTTTATTTGCTGTATCAGAATAAGACAAACCGGATGGTTGATCTTTCAAATCATTATAAGAACCAGAAGTTGCTACACGAGCAAGAGTTCCACGGAAAGAATCAAATGTAGTTTTGTCCAATTTCTTAGCAAGCAAAGTTGTTAAGTTGTTTAAGTCACCGCCGATTTGGTCTTTGATAGGACCAAGCACATCTGCTAACTTACTATCAGTATAAGATTTAGAATCGTCAAGAGATGCATTCCATTTAGTTCGTTCACTAGGAGTGATATGCATATCTTGGTTGTTAATATGAGCAGTCAAATCTTTTTGGGCTGCTTTACTTGTAATGATCTCTACTAAACTAGGAGCTAGTTCTTTGAGAGTAATCATATTCTCTTTATTAAACGTAGCCATAAGAGCCTCCTTATATGCGTTAATTTATATTAATCTAATGTTTCCGGTATATGCTTATATAGGTTCTACATTGTAATAATAAGGAGGTATACTATGGCAAAACGTATTGCTAAAACTATCACCAATCCAAAAGATATTGAATTCTTATTAAATATTACTGAAGAAGAAGGAACCAAATTATCTTTTATTATGGAAACTTTTGGTGACTTCAATGGCAAAGTAAGATTTAATACTTATGATACTTTTACAGTACCAAAAGGAGCTTATGGTCCTGAAGGTAAAAAGAATAAAGAATCATTTTTAACAACAGTCGGAATTTGGGTTTTCAATAAAGTATTTATTGAAAACGAATTATTCGATCTCTATGGATATATCAATCAAAGTATTGATAAGAAAATGGTTGGTAAAATCACAGAAAAGATTGGATATGCTATTTTAGAAGAAAAATTACCATTATCTACATTGAAAGACTTTATCATGAAAACTCAAAAGTTCATGCCATATGTATCAGTGCTAGCTAATGGGTACTCTATGAAGCTCTTAACTATCACTCAAGTGATTAGTAAAGCTAAGAAAGATCTAGTTAAGAAATATAGAAAAGAATTAGATGCAAAAGATCCAAACGTAGTTTTAAAGATTCAAGATGAATTGCTAAAACTTGCTAAGGAAACTCTTGAAGATGATATTGCATTAGATACTTATAACTCTGGTGCTCGTGGTAGCTTCAACAATGACTTCAAAAATATGTTTATTATGAAGGGTATCACTAAGAATCCAGATCCAACTAAAGGCTATAATATAATTATGTCTAATTATATTGAAGGTATCGCTAAAGAAGAATATGCGGACTTTGCTAACTCTCTAGCAGAAGGTCCTTATTCCCGTTCTAATAAAACAGAAGTTGGCGGGTATTGGGAAAAACTAATGCTTCCTGCATATCAACACGTCAAGGTTGGTCCTAAAGGATCTGATTGTGGAACTAAACGTACAGTCAAAGTTCATCTAACAGATCAAAATATTAAGGAATATATGTATTGCTTTATTAAAGAAGGAAATAAGCTAGTAGAGCTTAATTCTGATAATAAAGACAAATATATTGGTAAAGATGTACAAATGCGATTTGCTTCTGTATGCGAAGCTAAAGATGGTACAATCTGTAATCATTGTGCTGGCAATCTTTTCTATAAATTAGGAATTACTAATGTCGGAGCTGCAATGCCTCAAGTTGCATCTAAATTGAAATTGATTGCCATGAAAGCTTTCCATGACTCTCAAGTTGTTATGACTAAGATGGATCCAGATAAAGCATTTGGATTTAAATAATAATTACAGTAGCAACAAATAAGTACGGTGTGAGAGATTGCGCACCTCGCATCGGGCCCTTTTGAGATGGGGCGGACATATATGTGCTTCTAACTTTTGGTGTAGTTAGATCCTTTACTTTGAAAAATGACCCATACTCTTTCATAGGGTATGGGTCATTATTCTATTATGATAATAAATTATATATTATAAATTTAGAAACGATATTTGTTTTTAAAGGAGAACGTGTTATGTTAAACTTTTCAACGAATCAGCTAAAGACTTTCAAACTATTACGGGAAAGTAATATTCCTAAAAAGAAAGCTTGTGTGTATTTAGATATCACGAATGATGTTTATGATGATATGTATGCTCATTACAATCGTGCTAAAAATATCGAAGCTAAATTTTCAACAACTCCTAAATGGATTAAAGACTTTAACGATGGTGAAAATGTATTTAAAATTCTTTCTAAATATGGTATTGCAACCATCACTATTATTGAACGATATATCTCCAATCCATTTATTCAATTAGAATTAAATAAAACTTTGAATGCTTCCAATAAGCAATTCAGAGAATGGTTACAAGAAAAGTATGTAGATAAAAAGCTTCCTCTTTCTAAGTTATCTAATGAATATGGATATTCTATTAAAGCTTTACGTTCTGCATGTAATAAATTTGGTATTCATAGAAAAACATATGGAAATATTAAACCAGGGTCCCGTATTAAATGGGCTAAGGTTTCCAATGTAGTTTCTAGAATCTATTCAGATAAAGAAATCTATGTAAACGTAGTTAATGCATTCAATCTTCTTCTTGAAGGTAAAACTTTAAAAGAAGTGAGTGCGCTATCTCGTGTATCTCCAAGATTTGCAATGCGTCTTAAATCCGACTATGATATCTTCAGAGCTAACAAAGTAGCTCCTTACGAAAAGATCATTCGTCTTGTTAATGAAGACCGTTTAACTCTTAGAGAGATATCTAAGAAATTTAATTTAACAAAAGACATTTGCAGTATATTCAATGAAAATATTTGTGCTAGTCTTGCTTTAGGCAAACATATGGCTACTATCAGATTAGAAGAAACTCGTAAATGTATTTACCCTATGCTCGTAAAAGACTTCACTTATATTAAACGAGCTAAAGGTGATAAATTTAATACTAAGACTATTGTAAAAAGCTTGGCTAAACAAGATCCAAACTTTACTCAAGATTTAGTTGCCATCAGAGCATTTATTAAATATAATGATGTAGCTAAAGTTGCATCTGAACTTAATACTACTGAAGATACTATAAAATTTATCTTGAATAAATATTATATTATTGCGTAATAAGAAGGGAGGAAAATAAATGTTATTGAATAACACAGAAGCTCAAGTACTAAACCTTTATAATGAAGGAGTATTACTTGAAGACATTCATAAAACTTTAAATTTGCCAATCAAGGCAATTGTTGATATTGTATTCAAAGCTAAGAATACAGAAAAGAGTTCTAAGTATTTAAATAAATACAAATACTTTGGTCTATTCTATCTTGAAGGAATGACAGTTGAAAATATTCTTCTTTCTAGTAGCATTACTAAAGAAGATTTTATTCAATGTATTTCTGAAATTGTTAAGATGGATACTGTGCCTAATGATATCAAAAATGGCGTAATTGATAAATTGGGTAAAGAATTTAATATTAGTGAAAAAGAAGCAACTGAGTTGCTTGGCTTAACTTATAAGAAAACATTTGGAAGTATTATTAGAAAAGCTTGGAGATAATATAAAATGGAGTTAAACATTAGAACTACTCAACCTGTAAACAAAGAATATGAGTATCAAACTAGACTAGAAGTAATTGATCTAGATAAGGAAAGAGACAAAGGTATTATTCTTGGTAAGGACTTCTTTATTAAGAATCCTCAAGATCCTAAGAAAGATGTTAAATCTGATACATCTATTTTCTCATCTAAATATGGTGCATCTGTATTAGATCAAAATGCATTTAAAGATAGATATAGATGTAAATGTGGTCATTTACGTGGGGCATTATATAATGGTGAAGAATGTCCTATTTGTCATGACAAAGTTAAATATGTAGATGATGACTTTGGTATTTTTGGTTGGATTGTATTATCCGATAAATACCAAGTTATTCATCCTAACTTATATGAAGTTCTAAAAAGTTTCATTGGTAGTAAGAAATTGAATAATATTCTTCAATATTCTAATGAAGCTAATGAAGATGGATTCTTTGAAGCAAGAGAAATCAATCCAGATTCTCCATTTGATGGAATTGGTATGATTGACTTTGCTAAACGATTAGATGATGTCTTAGAATTTTATAGAAATAAAAATAAAAGCAATCCTAAAAAGATTGAATTATATAATCATCTCATGAAGAATCGTGAGAAGATCTTAACTCATAGTATACCAGTATATACATTATTCCTACGTATGGTAAATGTAATTGGAGAGCAATTTACATTTACTAAGAATAATAAATGGTATAATAATATTGCACGAAATGTATCTATTGTAAATAATGAATCAATGGATATTTATCGTCGTAATAAAACTAAGAATGATGTATTATTTGATATTCAAAAGAGTCTTCAAGAAATCTATACAATCATTCTTAACGACATGCGTGGTAAGAAAGGTGCAATCCGTTCTGTAATGGCTGGCCGATATAACTTCACTGCTCGTGCTGTTATTACTCCAGATGCTACTTTACAGATTGATGAAATCAAATTACCATATGCCGCATTAGTAGTTCTATTGGAGCAAACTATTATCAATTTCTTAGTTAAGTCTCTAGATATGAGCTATACCGATGCATATAAGAGATGGTTTAGATCTCAAATTATTAAAGATCAATTCATCTTAAATATTATTTATAATATTATCAAATCTCGTCCTCGTGGTATCGCATTCATTATTAATCGTAACCCATCTATTAGTTATGGGTCACTTTTACAAATGTATTGTGTTGGTATTAATGAAGATGATTTCACTATGAGTGTACCATTACAAATCTTAGCATCATTAGGTGCAGATTTTGATGGCGACTGTATGAATATTATGTATATCATCAATAAGCAATTCGAAGAAAGAGCTACAAGAGTTCTTAATCCAAGAAATGCAATGATGATTTCACGTAATGATGGTAAGTTCAACTCTGCAGTAAACCACTTTAAAGATACATATGTAAATCTTAATAGCATGGTTTATATTGGTAGAGACTCTTATACACAAAAAGAACTTGATAATATTAATGCATTAAGAAAGTTGAAATAACATCCTTTTCTGATTATATATTATAATCACGAAGGAGGATGCTATTATGTCAGTTGTAATGCAACGCTGGAACTTTATTGGTCCCGGTGATAGAAAAATCGGGGAAGCAACTCCTCTGATCAATACCGTGATCGGGGTGATTAAACCATTTACGGTCAAGAGTATTGAAGTCTTACAGGATTCACGTCAGGTGCTTTATAAGCTCAGGCCTGACGTTAAAGATGATCCTGAACTACTAGGAGGACAGCTCCTAGTAGATGATGATGGTGAAATGATAGCCATTATCATAGTGGAAGGTGGTGATTACGTCAATGGGCGGTAATGACACTTCCACTATACTAGTATAGAATACCACTATATTAGGCTGTAATTAGGGGAATGGCTATAAGAGTCATTCCCCAACATTACGGTAATATTTTTTTTGTAAATTTTGATAAAGTGGGGTGAAAATATTGCCATTAAGAACTGATACTTATATACCTGAACCATTAGGCCCCGATAGTGATGGCACTGTCCCTATTCTTATTCAAGAGAATATAGATGACACAGATCCAGGAGTGCATACATTCCTAGACCCTAAAAAGAAAATATCAAATAATGATAAGATGAAAGACCCTAATAATACATTATGGTCTGATAATCCTAAATATAGATTTGATCCAACAACTCTTGTCCCTGTAACTATTGGACAAATGATGAATAAGAGTCTATTGAAGAATCTATGTGTTCCTAGTGCTAGTCACGCATATTCTGTAGCAGTAGAATTCTTTAAGAATTGGATTCTTGGTAAATTTGATAAAGGATACTTTAAAACTGTATATATTGATGGACGTCATCTATTTGATGAGTTTGCTAATATCAATGAACGAGAATTAATCAAACGTGGTAAGCCAGCTATTGCTATTATCCCTACATTGGATATAGATTTCAATAGAGACGGTATTGATGTAAATCAATATGATCTAAATTACTATGCTAGAACTTTTAATTATCGTGATACTTTCTTTAAAGATTTAGAGAAGGATCTATATATTGGTATTTCTTTAGATCAACTTCTATTCCAATTTAACGTGAAAGTTAAAGTAAATACTAAAGCAAAACAATTAGATTTGATGCGGTATATGAAGATGGCGTATAAAGTTGGTGCTACAAGTGGATATTATACTGATATGGATATTCATGTACCTTATGATATGCTATATACTTTAGCCGAAGAAGTTGGATTTGATGTAGATATAACTAATAAAGTTATTAAAGAACCATTCAAATTCTTAGCTTATCTAAATAAGCACTCAGAAGTTCCATTTATCTATAAATTAAGAACTATTAATGGTAGAAATGAGTTCTTCTTACGTGCTTCAAATATGTATGTACATTTAAAAGTACCTGATATGAATATTGATGATGGTGAACGTCAAAATCAAGTTACTTCTAACTATTATATTGACTTTAATGCAGAAATGCGGTTCCCAGCACCTAAAATATTCTGTTACTTTAGCATGAAGCATAATAACTTCATGAGATTCAATGAAAATGGGCAATTAACTACATATGTAGTTAACTTCTCCAATATTCCTAATACTAACTCTAAAGGTTGGGATCAATTTATAACTACTACATATGAAGAGGAAGATAAATCTAAACCTTTAACTATTAAGTTTGGTGAAATCTTTGAAGGTGATATTAATATCATGAGAATCATAAATGCTTGTAAGAAAACATTTATTTCTCCATCTGCATTCTTAGATTTCAAAGTATTCAATAATAATGAAGAATATGAATACGATTTAGACTGGGATAAAATGGAATTGACCACTAAAGTTCCAGTTGAACACGTATTATCCGACTTTGTTGTTTATATGAATAAAGAATACTTCAATGACGCATTAGTTACATTAGATAATGCTAAGAAGAAACGCATTCAAGCTACTACAGTTACAAATAACAATGCTGGAATAGATCCATTTAAATAAAATAAACCCCCATAGGAGTTCAACTCCTATGGGGTATATTTTTTTTAGTTATAATAAGTTAAGCAATAATCGAATTCGATATTCTTACCTGCACCAGAGCAGTATACTACAACTAATGTATTAGTTTTCTTAACCCAATATTCACCTAGTTGGCCATTTGGATTAGTTGTTGGGGTGATGGATACGGAGAAAGATGTATTGCCGAAGCTGTGGTTGATAATAGTACCTTCAGTGCCATTAAATACACCGCTGCCTACAACGAATGCAGACATATCTTTCTTCAAACTAAGTTTTTCACGTTCTTGATCTGTAAAGAAGCGATTATTAGCATCTTGTTTAATGATTGTAGGAGGTAAGGTTTCTGGTAAATGGTAATTATTAGCACCAGCTGCAATACCATCCAGCTTAGCCTTATCTTCTTTAGTCATTAGACCATTATGCTCTGCATCAGCTAATTGAGCTGCCGCTTTATTAGTCCAAGCTAAGATTTGTTCATCAGATACAAATCTATGAGTTGGATCTTGTTTAATAATTGTAGCTTCATGAGTTTCTGGATGAACGTAATAGTTAGCATTGGTTTCAATACTGTTAACTTTTACTTTATCATAACGACTCATCAAACCATCAAGCTGTTCAGTAGCTAAGTTCTTATTTGCTTTATTAGCAAAGTCAGTTTTTTCTTTATCAGTTACAAAACGATGATTTTCATCTTGTTTGATAATTTGAGGATCCAATTCAGATGGCATAACAAAGTTAGTTGCACCTTCTTCGATGGAATCCAATTTATATTTATCTTCTTTAGACATCAAACCATTTGCTTGATAAGAAGCAACACGGTCTTCTGCTTTAGCAGACCAATAAGCTTTATCGCCATCGGTTACGTGTCTTACATTAGGATTGTCTGGATGAACGTAATGGTTAGCATTCATTTCAACAGTTTCCAATTTAGCTTTATCTTCTTTACTCATCTTACCATCAACTGCAATTGTAGCTAATGGGATAGAGTTAGCGGAAATTGGAATCCAGTTAGTGCCATCATAACGATAAGTAATATTATCAGAGTTACAAGTAACTGTCCAGCCCTTTTGAGGAGATGGATATTTAGATGCTAGCTCTTCAAATACATCTACAGATTCTTTCCATACATTATCGTATTGCATTTGAGAGAATTTATTATCAATTTCTTCTCTCGTATACTTATTATTCCAATTTAAACGGTCAGAAGAAACAACGTGTAAAGATTTATCTTGAATATGCTTATTAGCAACCGAGAATGCAATATTTACTTTTTGTTGAGCTCCCTCTTCAGTTTCCTTGGCATTCCATGTAGCTCTATCTACAGCAGAAATATGAATTGTAGTATCAGCAATATGATCATTGACCTTATTAGCTGCTTCTGTGATAGATTCTTTTTCAGCTTGAGTTACATGAATTTTGTTATTATTGATATGGGATAATACATTTCTATTATTAGAAACGATTTCCATAACAGAGCCAAATCTAAGTCCACTAGATTTAACTTTATATCCACTGGAACCGGAGAATACTACAATTTCTTCATCGCCGGCTGTTCCATCGATATTTTTTAGGCGTGTTAATATATCTGGCTTAGCCACTATTAATCCTCCTCTATTTTAAAGCAGAAATTACTTGCATAGCCGAAATGGTACGCTTAGAAATCTCTCTCAATTCTTCCTGTTTCTCTCTTAGATCGTCAGGATCAAATTTTGTTACATTATTAAATTCTGCAGTTATAAATCCTAATACTTCACCGCTATCAGGATCGAATATACCACAGAATAAACATGTTTTATCTTCTTCATTTAGAATGATTCTAGAAATGAAAGCATCCATTATGGTATCATTCTTATATATTACGAATTCTCGTTTCTCAACTAAGTCAGAAACAAGACTTCCTAAAAATGAAATTGGTAGATCTTTATGCTCTTGAATAAGATGATAAGCATTATATCCAGATTTACTAAATTCGCAAATACAAGAAGTTTTTAAAAACGGAACCCCTCTAGTAGAATGGGTCCCGTTGTGAAATAAATAAAATGCTACCCTATCAGAGTCAATTTCATTAAGCAACTCTCTACAAGTATGCTTAAGACTATTATTAATCCGTAGAAATACATTCATTAAATTCTCTTGTCTCTCAGGTGTAAATTTTATAGCATTAGGATTAACACCATTTTGATTATTACCTTGGAGATTGTTTAATTGCGATTGTAATAAAGCTATCTGATCGGTCAGTTCTTTATTATTACCACCTTTAGTTATATATTTTACTAAATATAATAAAACTACAAACAACAAGATTACTATAACTAATAATGCGACCAAACCAAATACATATGGCCCAAAGTCATTTATTAATCTTCCTAAGTTATGTAGAAGTTCATTAAGCTCTGAAATCATATGGGGTTGATCACCTCTTTCGTTGCGCTTAGATAACTATTAATATGTTTTTAATGCTTATCTAGAGCGTTTTTGATAGCAGTATATGCTACTGCCCCACCAACTACGGTGCCAACACCTTTAATGATTTTATTTTGTTTCTTAACGTGTTTTAATTCTTTTTCAAGTTCACGTTGTTTATCTTCCATATTCAATTGATAAGCTGCAATTTGACGATTAACAATTGCAGTTGTATCAATAGTCAATTCTTGACCTTCTGTAATTTTTACAGTACCATCAGGATTCTTAGAAGTTGTAGTTTTAGTTTGCATTGGAATATCATAAGTTTGATCGTTATAACGAACTTTTGCAGATGGTTTAGCGTGTTGGATATCAACATCTGGGTCATCAGCTTTTTCTTTTTCTATATAACGAATTTCAGTAGTATTAGTTCCAGCAATTTTTTCAATTACAGGTTTATTTTGTCTAAGATCTTCTACTGCATTTTTAACTAAACGAATTTCACGAGCCATTTCTTCATCTGTTTGAGAAGCACGTAAATCTTCAATTCGTTGGTTTGCTTGTTCTATTTGACGTTGCATAATTTGATATGTAATGAATCCACCAAATGATACACAAAAGATGATTCCTAAAAGACCAACGATAATAGTCTTCTTATTATTATAAAAATAGTTTTTTAGATAACTTTTTGTTTCTTCAATTTGTTTATTCATATTAACTACCTTTCTATTCTATGCGTTCCCACATATATACACCAATAAACGGTTGTGCTAAATTTACAGCATCACCATTACCAGTTTGATCAGTCCATAAATTCAAAGTTATACTATGGCTATGGTTACCTGCATTTTCAGTCCATAAGTCAGTGAATGAATTATTATATGGCGTATTATCGCCGACATCGATTGCAGTGTATGGTAAATCGTTACCACTTCTATCTACTTCCATGCCGCCTTTCTTTTGTAATTTATGAGTATGGTCACCAGCTTCATTAGTATTTATACTTCCACCAATATGATGATTATGGGCTGGTAATTGAGTAGTTGTTAATTGAGTTGACCAAGCACCGCCAGTTTGACGCAATTTAATATCAGTATTTTGAGATGTACCAACACCAACTAGGCAACGGCCTTCTGCGATACGTTTCCACTTACCACCAATAGAGTTAGCTGGATTAATATTGGAAACTGTAATAAAGATACTACCAATAGGCCAGCTACGATTAAGTTGTTCACTTACATAGCTTTGAAGTAACTTAATAGTTACAGGAGAGCTAGCATTAGATGTCATAGTTACATCTGGCATCTTAACTACACCTGTAAATGTAGGACTTGCTAATCTTGCATATTCGCTTGGAAATGCACCGCCAAGTTTTTCTGAATTGGCTGCAGTTATATCTAATCTGTTAGGATTATCACCATAAATTACATGGCCTTCTGGATTTACAGATACACGGGTATATGTACCAGTCATAACTCCAGTCTGAAGATGTACGTATTTATTTGCTCCAGTAGCGATACCATCAAGTTTAACTTTATCTTGAGCAGAAAATAAACCATCTGTAGATTGTGTTGCAGGATTGAACGTATTTACGATATTATTCCATCTAGTACGTTCTTCAGCAGTAACATGTTTTACTTCATCAAATTGATGAGCATATGCATTATTAATTTTTTCATTCAATAATGTATTTAATTCTTTTGTGGTAATTTTATCTAATTGATTATCAAAACTACCATTTTGCTCCCTAAAAGATAGAGCCATATTCTTTGCCATTATATTACCCTCTCTTAGTCTTTGATAATGGAGATAGCATTATTCCATGTATCACCTTTACCAGTTCGCATATAAATATAGTTATCAATACAAATGAATTCATATGCTAATTCTTTATTATCGGCACGCATACCGATAACAGTAGCATATTCAGAAGTTGTAGCTTTTATATTAGTTAAATTTAATGCAGTAATTTTTCTTTTACCAGTAAACTTCAATTGACCGGAATAGTCATTAGGAGAAGTTGGTTGATCAACTGCAGAATTTAGAGCATTAATAGATAATGCTACTTCAGAGAATACAGATTGCCAACCATCATTATTATATGCATTAAGACAGTTATTATTACCAATCCATAATTTACCACTAAGAGCTTTTTCTGGAGCAGTCTTTTGTCTAATATAAGTTGGTTGACTATTTAGATATTCGATATTAACTATCTGAGTGGATGGAGCATCTGGTTTAGGAGTAGTCGTTAAAGGAATACCTAAAAAGGAAGGAGAGTTTACTTTAGCATATGAATCTGCTGGGATAGTACCAAGTCTATCAGCATTTTCACATGTAGTATTAATTTTTGTAGGGTTATGTCCAGCCACTACGTGACCTTCAGCATTAACTTCTACTTGAATATATTGGCCAGCAGTAACTCCACTCGTAGGATGAGTATAGTTATTTGCTCGCTCTTCAATATTTTTAAGTTTAATTTTTTCTTGAGGCGTTAAAGCACCTTTTTTGGTTTCTGTTGCCTCTGGGATATCAGAAATTTGATTCCATTTATTTTTATCTTCTTGCGTTACATGAATAACTTGATCTTTAGTATGAGCAAGATTATTCTTAATTGTATTCTGAAGAGATAAGGCTAATTCAGCATATGTAATTTTATCCAATTCTGAACTATATTCTGCCATTATTTATCCTCCTTTACGTAATAATTTTTATTACGTATATGTTCAAAAATAGGCAATTAGCCCCAATGGATACCAAGATCCATTGGGGTAATTTTATTTAAGCTTCAGCTTCGAGTACGTCTAATACATCTCTACATTCATGCATAAATCTGTAATTTAAAGAATCTCTTGATGCGGAATGGTTCCATTCCCAAGAAGAACAAACTTTAAGATAAATATTCATTACCATATCATAGTCAAATCTTTCGGCATCTACATAAGAAAGATCAGGCCAACCTAGATAATGAACTGCATCTGTAAACATATCTACAATTTGACCAGGGCCATATTGGATTGCTCTAGAGAATACAACTTCTTTCATAATATCATGATGGTTTTCGATATTAAAACCAGCACCACGTAAATAACGAACTGCTGGATTATAATAAATGCTCATAGCATAACGATCTTGAGATTCTTTGAAGTCATGACCGTTTTCTGAATATGCTAACCATCTCCAAGCAGCATCGAATTCTGCAGAAGTTAACTCATGTTTAGCTAACTCTGCTCCGAACCAATACTCATTTTCTTGGATCCAATCTACATATTCTTCCAAAGATCCAGCATTACTAGATAATTGATAAATACCATAGGATTTACCACCTGGATCTCCCCAACCACTGGAGATTGTGCCAGCGTCACCATCGGATTCATATTTTGCTGATAACCAGCCAAATTCTGCCATATAAAAATCCCCCTATTATTTTTTCTTTAATAGATCGTGCATTTTCATAGATACTTTTTGAGTTGCTTTTTCTAAAGCAGCATCTTTAGCCATATCTACTAAGCTATCAGTAGTAGAAAGATCTTTAGGTTCTTCGACAATTTCAGCTTTCTTAACTGGTTCTGGATTTTCTAAAACAACTTTAACGTGTTCTTCTTCTGCAGGTGCAGTTGGCATCATTGCATCTAAAGGACTTAAAATTGTATTTAGTCCACCACGTGGAGCGATAGGGAATTCTCCTTCTGGAGAATTCTTAGAGCTATCAACTAACCATTTAAATAGACCAATTAAGCCTACACCGCATGCAGATAGACCTTGCCAACAGCTATCAATTTCAAACTTAGTACCATATAGACCATTAGACCAATAGCCATATAACCAAGATGCTAAAACTAATGTAGCAGCAAGCAAGCCGAAACCCATACAAATTAAGGCCATGTTAGCTTTTAAGCTTCGTAATAGTCCCAATATAAGACCTCCTTTATGTAATTTATTTACCCCTAATACGGTTAAATAAGCAAAACCAGGGGTTACTGTATTGTTAAAACATAAAGGTAACTGATTATCTATTGCATTCGAAAGGAGAAAATAAATGGAAGTTTTTAATGGTAACTTCGATAAAGTAGATATTGAAGATCTCACTCCTGGTCTAAAGAAAAGAATTCTAGAATCTTCTGATCTAATTACATATGATTTAAATAGACATATTGCAGACAAAAAGATGCATATATCTGCAGTTGATAGAAATAATTGGGATAGTAAAGCTCCTAATGATTCACCTAATTTTACAGGTGTTCCTACAGCACCAACACCTTCTCAAGGTGATGCTAGTGAAAAATTAGCAACAACAAACTTTGTAGTTGGTGCTCTTAAAACTTATATTCCAAGCAAATCTCTTGCTACTGGTAAATTAATTAGCCCTGTAAATATTTCTATTTCTGGTAAAGCTCATTCTGAACCTGTTGCGTTTGATGGTACTAACGATTTAGTATTACCTGTTGACCGTGTTGATGTTACTGCTATCAAAGGTACTTTACCAGTAGAACTATTAGCTGGCACATATTCTATCAATATTAGTGGTACTGCATCTCATGCTCAATCTGCAGATGAAATTAGTGGTGTTCAACTTAATAGCTTGCTCTTAAAAGAATCTCCAATTATGACTGGTGTTCCTACAGCACCAACTGCCGAAATTGGTACTAGTACAGATCAACTTGCTACAACTAAATTCGTTAATAATGCAATTTCTTTTATGCAATCTAACGTAGAGGCATTTACTGCACAAAAGTTTAAACGTCCAGTTAAAATGACTGTATCTGGTAAGATCAAAGCGGATCCTATCATTATTGATGGTACTAATGACGTTGAATTAAACGTAACTGAATTAGCAATCAACCTAACAGAACTTGGTTCTAATATTTCTGTAAGCCGTATCAATGGTCATACTGTAGATGCTGACGTTCCAGCTAATGCTAGATTCACTGATACTGTTTATACTCATCCAAATACAGCTAAAGACTTATCTGCTAAAGAATGGTTAGCCGTAACTGTAGACCGCCAAGGTCATGTAGTTGAAGCTCGTAATCCAGATATGATTGATGTTAATATTTCTAAGAATGCTGCTACAGCAAGTAAATTAAATACTAAACGAAATATTACTCTTACTGGTATCGAAGGTGGTACAGTAGCATTCGATGGTTCCGAAAACGTATCCATGGAAATTACTGGTATCCCTGCGGCAATGATTACTGAAACTAATGATCGTCAATTCTTGACTAAAACTCAAAAAGATCGTATCATTAATGGTGGTATTACTGAAGCTGAAGTTGATGCTAAGATCAATGCAGTTAAATCTGAATTAGATTGGAAAGAAACTGTAGACTCTGTTGGTGCATTATCTACTACATATCCTAATCCTCAAAAAGGTTGGACTGTAAACGTAGCATCTGATAATACAACTTATCGTTATGATGGTAAGAGCTGGGTTGCTATCTCTGCTAACTCTATTCCATTAGCATCTGGTAATGTAGATGGTAAAATGAGTAAAGAAGATAAAACTAAATTAGATGGCATCGAAGCTGGTGCTAATAATTATACTCTTCCTGCAACTTTACCTGCATCTATTATTGAACAAAGCGATGATCGTTATTTTGTAACTAAATATCAAAATAAGAAATTAGCTGATCTATATAATAGAACAGAAATGGATAACCTGTTTGTAACTAAAGCATCTATTGCGGCTGGTCAACCTTTGAACTTATCTGGTGGTTGGAAAATCATTCCAGATAATGATGGTTCTCTAGTATTCAGCTTCAATGGTGTAGAAAAAGCTCGTCTTGGTACTAATGGTACATTCAAAGCTATTGGTATTGAAGAAAGTGGGAGCTAATAGATGGAATTAGATCATACAAAGAAATCATTTAAATACCTATATGAATTGGCTACTTTAGAATATATAGTTTGCGTTGTAGCTCAATTGCTATTCATGATACTTTGCTATATTACTAATCCTATAGTAGTTCTATTTGCTGATAAATATGGCAATCTACCTAAATGCTTTAGATTATGGCAAACGTATGATAATTGCTTAGATGTAGATTGGATGATTTATGAAAATCATGTATTATCTATTTTTAAATATGACTTTAGCAAATATTATATTTATCATCCAGAAGTTAAGACTGATACAAAGATGATTCCTGGATATATAGAAATCATTAGTGACGATATGACTATTATTGAACGTATTCAAAGATATTTCTGTAGACTTACATGGTTATATAGAAATACAGGATATGGATTTGCATATTACTGGTTAGGTATTGACTATATTGGTGATACCCAAATAGTATTAGAATCTGAACGTGGTAAAGGAAAAGAATTCTGTGTATCTTTCCTAAATGATTCTCAAGGAATCAACAGATATTTCTGTATCAAGTCTTCTGAATATTGGTGTATTCCATATATTGAAAAAGAATTCTTATTTGATATCTATCTAGGTTGGAAACTATCTGGTAGTAAAGAATATACTCATAAGAATAGAGCAATGATTGCGTTTAGAATCAATCCATTTAAATCATATAAATAATAATATTAGGTACATCCAATTAAATTGGATGTACCTATACTTATTGGTTTGGAGGTAAATAGAATGACTTTACTTAATAAAATAGCTTCTAAATATAATCGGAAGGGTGATGGTTCAGGTAGCCTAAATAGCCTTCTAGATGATATGATTCATATTACGGATAAACATGATAGATTATTATTTTTAATAAACATCCAAACCGATACAAAATATAATTTCGATCAAATAGTTAAAGCGGTTTTAGAGAAAGAAAAATATTCAGTTGTATTAGATGATATTCTTTCTAATTATTCTTCTGTGAATTTTGATACAAATGAATTATTATATATTGCTATCAAAAATGAAGCTTATGAAAATATTAATGTATTAACTAAATATATTCCTATCCCTGAATTGAATTTGTCTAGAGGTGGCTATGAATGTTTATTATTGGCTATTAGACAAACTTTTGCGGTATTTGATAAAGTTCTAGGATTAGTTATTGAGTTTATGGCTCATACTAATAACTTAGCCAACTTAGAATTATTAATTTTATTTATGTCTATCTGTATTCAAAATAAAGAGATTGATAAATTATCATCTTTTGCTACTGGTGCATTATTCTTAACTAAAGATGAGTCTGCAGTTAAATTAATGCTTAACTCTGCGGCAGAAATGGTTCTTCAATATATGGATCCAGAAGATGTAGATGAAGTTGTTAAAGATATCAATTCCCGTTATATACTTTCCAAGTATCTAAATAGTGAAAAATAAAAAAATAAATACCCCATAGGAGTTGAACTCCTATGGGGATATTTTTTATTAATAATAAATTTGATAAACAATATCTAAACCTTTGGAAAGTTCGATTAATTGTTCATTAGGCATATTATATTTAGTCAATGGGCGAATATCTTGATAATATTCTTTACCATTGATTTCTTTCTTCCAAGCAGTACACAAGGAAATTGTGTTAATACGTGCTTCATTAATACCTACAGTATTGATGAAATACTCACGGCATTCTTCTTCTGTAATCTTAAGATTGATTTCTACGAAAGTTTCAATTTCAGATTCTTTTGTAGATTTATATACAGTAGCATCAACTGTTGTACCATCTTCGAAACGAACCTTTTTAACTGGTTTGGATTCGAATTGTTTGAAGTAATAAGCAACACGGTTACCAATTACCTTACGACCATGGTAGATTTCTTTTTTAGCTTCAGTGATATCTTCAGTAATCAAAGGATAACGGAATGGTACTAAATATTCAGGAGCACACCATTTACCATAGTTTACTTCATATACTTGAGAGTTTTCACGACCACAACCATCTGTACCAACGCAGAACAAATAAACTTTTTCAGGTGTACTTGGAGTTTCAAATACAGAATTTTCTAAGCTAAGTTCAATGTTGTAAGATGGAGTAATATATTGACGTGGAATATCAAAGTGTTGAGTTGCAGTAAATTCTGCACCAGGAAGAATAATCTTATTAGTTCCGCGATATAATAGAATATCTGTGCCACCAACGTAGACTTTAACATCTGTTCCTCTATGAGTTGCAGTTGTTACATTAGTCTTATCATTGAAGTGACTAAATTCTGCGATGTTTAACTCACGCATCTATATTTACCTCCAATTTAATTCTTAAAATTTATTATTATGTTGACCTTTAAGGCTTTTTATGGTAAGTATCTATATAGATACGGTCAATCATATTATATTTATCTTTAGGTTTATATTTAATTCTAGGTTTGATGATATCAAATATATCAGATACGATATCATTAAAGATATTTACACGAGATAAATAAGTTAAAACTTCTTTAGTTATTAAATGACGAAGATCATCATATTTAGCTAAGACAGAATGAATTCTATTCTTATCAAATATCTTAACTTTATTCTTCTTATCTCTTTCATTAATACCAAAGTCTTTAAACTTGAATTTCTTCATGAAGTATCTCATAATAAAGATCATATCTTCTTGAGTTACTCTATCATATTTTCTAGACTTAATTATATATTTTTCAAAGCCATCATAGAATAATTCAAAATCTTCTAATGGCATCTTAACCAATAATTTAATAATATCAATAGGTTTGATATATTGTTTATATCGGTTATTGAAATTGTATACTGTATTTAATCCGGCTATTTCTACTTTATAAGATTTAAAGAAGTCAATAACTTTAGATACATACATTTTTATATAATCAATACCAATACCAGGTAAGCTATTGAATAACTCTCTATATTCAGATGAACCTAAATAGATTTCAATATATCCTACAACAGACATGATCATATTTGTGATATATTTTTTACGTTCAGAATCATCGCCAATAGATTTAGCATACTCAATAATATTATAAAGATCTTTATCTTGATAGTATAGATATTCACTATAAGTTCTAGCTACATCTACACCATTAGTTGTAAAGAATTTCTTAGAATATTTACGAATCATGAGAGCATTATATACTGCTTTATATGCATCATATATTCTCTTATTATCTGCATAATACATTCCTTTTACTACTGTATCGTAAATCTTAGTATTATGCTCAAACATATTCATCAAACCTTTGATTGTAGTGCTTGAATTATGTTTTTCAAATTCTCCAATTTTAAGATCCTCAAATGTATAACCATATTTTTTAAGGATATCACTTTTCAACATAGCTAAATCAGTTTCAAAGTTAAATCCTTGAATATACATGATAGGAACTGTTTCATCTTGAATCTTATCTTCGATATTATAATACGCATAAGATAAAGAGAATAGCATACACAATACAGAAGATATTTTATAATTCTTATCTTGCTTAATATTAGGAAGCTGTAGTCTCAATCTATCTTCTAATTTATAATTATCAAAGAATAAATTAAAGAAGTATGGAATCATAAATGATAGATTATTCATAGACATGACTGTATCTATGGAAATATATTTAGTCCGAGCATAGTTAAATTCTTTTTCAAGAATTTTATTTTTTATATCTACAGGATTAAATTCATTTACCCATAACCAGTCAGGTTCAGTAAATCTATCATAATCTATATATTTAGATTGATCTCTAAGATAATTATCAGCAGAGTGCTTTAGTGGAACTTTAACAAACTTTAGATCATAGTTCTTAGATGTATCTTCAATATAGATTTCTTTCTTCTTAGCATTAATATAAGTAAAGTTAAAGATTATATTATTACCATGAGAAAGAATTTTAGATGTATCACTAAATATAGCTTGATCATCTATAATTTCATAATCTACATTTTCTTCTAATAGAGTTCCATCTTGACACATAATTTCCATTTGGTTATTATTATCAGACTCTAAGAAGTTATCATAAGGGAATGGAATTTTTACGATTTTGCTACCATTAGCTAAATCATATAAACTATATTCACTTCTTATATAATTATTGAAATTATCATATACTGAGTTGTATACAAAGATACAGTGAACCGAACGGCCTTTATCTAAAACTACAGTATCATCAAATTGAATTGTATTATTTAGTAGAGTATATCTACTTGGATCAATAACAACTCCACCAACTGTAACTATCATACCATTACCACTTCGTTGGTAATTATAAAATGGATAGTTAATGGTGAATAACTTTTGCTCTTGATCTCTTACTAATAGATCTTCTTCTGTAACGTGAATAGAATATGTATTTTCATCATATCTGATAAATTTCACTTCTACTACATTCTTAGAAGTTAGATAGTATTGTGGATCATTGAATGATAATACATTACCAGTCAATTTATATTTAGATGGTTCGATAATCATTCCATCTACAGTCAAATACCATTTATCATGACGATATTCATATCCATCGTATGGAAATTTGATTTTGAATGCATAAGTTTTCTTTTCAATTGGAATGCTTAAAGAACTTATTTTAGCTTTAGTTCTATCTTTAGCATATACAAAGTGAACTTGAATTCTTACGCCAGGTCTCATTACTTTAGTTTGATCAATAATCTTAATATTATTCTTCAAGAATGTATATTCAGATGATCTAACTTTATTACCATCGATAAATACTTCAAGCAGATATCCACTTTCTGTATAGTTTTCAAATGGTACAGTAACTTTATAATCTTGAATGCCTGGAATATCTACCTTGGTTTCAAACCAAGATTCTTCCATTTCAACTTCATTACCTTCGGTATAAATATTATTGAAAGTAATAGTTCTATCTTTGATAATCTTATCATCTGCAGATACAAATGAGAAGTTTTTATCTTTAATAAAGTATCTATCTTTAGGTAATAATACTGAACCTTGGAGAGCAAAGAATTCACCACCATAACGGATATAATCTTTATATGGTTCTGGAATATCAAAGCTTGGAATTGCTTGGCTAGGCCCAGGATATGTATATTCTAATACTTTACTTTTAATTTGGAATTGATCAGAATGGATATAAATAATGGAGATATCTCTAGCTCCTTTTTCATACCAATTACCTTCATCATCATTAAAAGTTAATGTATTATTTTCTAGATCTAAA